ATATGATGGCAATAGAAAATATGAATATGGTCCCGATTATCATTATATACCTAAAAAAAAATTAGAACCAACTGGATCACAATGGGTGTACGACGATCAAACAGATGATAAATTAACAAACGAAACAATTGAATTATCCAATATTGTAAAAGATTTAATGAAGCGAGAATATCCAGCTCAAAAATCTGTTAAATGGCATGAACTTAGAAGTTTCCGTGCGACTGCGTCAGATGGCGGATGTGTATTATATGACAATCATTACGAACCGCCATTTAAATTTTTATATAAAAAAGTAAGAAGTCCGCCGTTTCAATCTAATATAAATTGCTATAACGGAAATAAATTTGAACAAACAGCAACGATGATTTATGGTTATAGGAAAAATGTAGATGTTGAAGAATTTGGTTTAATTGCACATCCAACATGTGGATTTTTAGCAGCAAGTCCAGATGGAATAATTAGTCCATATAAACTTGATAAGCAACATTTAACAAAATATGCAGGAAGAATGTTGGAAATTAAGTGCCCAACAACACGTAAAATAAAACCATCCGGCGAAATACGAGGAGAAATATGTCCGATATATTATTGGGATCAAGTTCAATTACAACTTCAATGTTGTAAATTAAAAGAATGTGACTTTTGGCAATGTAAATTAACAGAATATGTATCACGTGAAAATTTTTTAGAAGATACTGATCCGAACGAACCATTTAGATCAAAAACTACGGGACTTGAAAAAGGTGTGTTAATTCAACTGATGCCAAAAAGACTTCCTGATAAAGTCGGAGACTTCGAACAGCTTGTTAAAAATCATTGTCCAGAATTATTTACTGGTGAATCTTCTGATAAAGCCAACTTTGATATTTCAGAAAATGTAATAAAAAACATATTGCATGAAAGTTTAATATCTATCACAAATATAGATAATCATATAAATATTACAAAAAATGAAATAACTCAACAAAACACAAAAAAAGATGTATTGAAAATATTAAAAAAAGCAGTTGAAAATATTACAAATGGTACAACTGTAATACAACCAACACATCCGAAAACACATTATTGCAATAATTATCTTAAAAAATCTCCTGCAAATTGCGAATATTGTGAAGCTGTTTATGAACATTCTAAACATTTGTATCCAGACAAAATTGATATGACTCCTTATGAATGTGACGAATGGCTATTGGATGTGGCTACAAATTTAAGTAGTCAAAAATTATTGGATCCTGCACTTGATGTAAACGATTACTATATAGATAAAATAGTATATTGGAAATTAGATATGAGTCATTGCGTAACAATAGAAAGAGACGATGAATGGTATGCTCAATCACTTCCTAGAATTGGAAAAATTTGGAGTTACGTTGAATATTTTAGAAAAAATCAGGAAAAAGCTGACATATTTTTTAATTATATAAACAGTGTAACAAAAGAACATCCTCGTTTTAAAGATAAAGATGTAGAAATGTCAGAAGATGAAATAGAAAAAATAATGAGTATGGCAGAATATATTTGTTCGGAAGCTGCATCAAAATCAGAATATGAAAAAATGCTAAAACATTTTCAAAAGCAAACTGCTGAAAATAATAAAAAAAAATCTAAGTGATACATTGATAGTGATATATTAGTAGTGATATGGTAGTGCAGTTATATTATTAATCCAATAGTTTTTTTTTATTCTTACATAACTTAATTTTAATGTTTTTAATATCATCAAAAAACAACACAGTTATACATGAACTATTATGTATATCATCTATCCAAAATCCAACCAAGTCAGCATTTTCGTTTATGATATTTCCAAATGTGTCTTTGTATAATTTTTTATTTGGCAAATTGAGCATTTCTATTATATAGCTTTTTTTGGGAGTTTCTTTTTTTCCCAAAACATTATCAACAATTTTCTTTTTATCTTTTTTTAAATTTGGATATATTTCCAATATAAGGTCTACTGTTATTAGTCGCTCTCTAATTGCAGTATTTTTCTGAGTTAATTCTTGATGTTTATATTCTATTTCGTAAGATGTATCATCTTTTTGATTTTCCACTTTTTGATTTTCCACTTTTTGATTTTCCACTTTTTTATCTTCTGTATTTTTACTATTCAACTTTTTCTTTTTCAAAGGTTGCTTATTTTGACCACTTTGATTTTTTTCAAGTTTAAAATCGTTGGAAACTAAATCTGTATCGTCATCAGTAAACGTAAAATATGTTAGTGACGTTAATAATGACTTCGTTGATTTCTTTTGTTTATTTGATGATTTTGACACCACATGTTTCATTTTGCATATTTTGACGGAGTATATTAGCTCATATATTTATCGTGCATTTAAATATCAACTTTTTACAAAAAGTTGATATTTAAATTCATGATTGATAAATTACATAAGCATTTGATTATTATATTTAAATATATGGATTCAAATCAACTTTACAAAATAACATCAACAGCTGTATCTGTAGGAGGATCTGTCGATAGTGGAAAATCTAGTATCATTGGTGTGCTAATGTCTGGGGTTCTTGATAACGGAGACGGTAGTGCACGAAAATTAGTTGCAAAACATAAACACGAACATGAAAGTGGTAGAACATCTGATATATCAACAAGAATTTGTGACATAGAAGAAAGCAACAAAGCAGTTACGTTAATCGATTTATGCGGGCATGAAGATTATTTTAAAACAACAACATTTGGAGTTTCTGGACATTTTCCAGACTATGCATTTTTAATTGTTAGTCCGCACACAGGAATTCGACCAATGACAAAACAACATCTTAGATTATTTTTGTCATTAAGTATTCCAATATTAATAGTGGTTACTCATATTGATTCTGCTCCAGAAAGTGTATACGAAAATACAATAGAAGAAATTAAAAAAGTGTGTGCAGTATTTGGATCAAAGGCTGCTAATCCTATATGTGTTAATGATTTATCGCAATGTGCGACATGCACCGGCAATATTAACGATATTGACTCTATGAATAGCGACGAAAAAGAAATAAAAAGTGCGGCTGTACGTGTAATAGCTGAATCTTTAACAGGAATCACAGATGGAAAACAAACAACGTTTCCAATTTTATCTGTTTCAAATAAGACTGGATTTTTTATTGACGTATTAAAGAAGGTATTGGGTCAATTAACTGATAGACAATTTTGGTTACCTGGAGGAGAAAAAGAAATTAATAATAATAAAGTAATTAAAATGTTTAAAATTTGTTTGGAACGTCAGAAACGAGGATTATCCAGTATTTTACCGCAATATAAAGAATTTGACGGAGGTATTTTTTACGTGGATTCAGTTTATGACGTAAAAGGAATAGGAATGGTTGTAACTGGAATAAATAGAGGAAAAAGTATTGAAACTGGATTGCAAAGTTACATGTATTTAGGACCATTTGGAAAAGAATTTAAAAAAATACGAGTCAAGTCACTTCATAACAATAATAGACAAATAGCACCCGTATTGGAAAATCATCATAGAGGCTGCATTAATTTCGCATTGGTTGACAAAGGAGAAGTCAAGAAAAATTCTATTACAAAAGGAACAGTTTTGTTATCTTCTCTAGATTTAACAAGAAATATATGTTACAGATTTAAGGCTGTAATAACAATATTTACCAATTCCAATACGTCATTAACATTAAAAACGGGATATTCTCCTGTGATACATTTACATACAATAAGACAAACTGCACGAGCAACAATTGATCCATCAGAAAATGGTGGAAGGGATGTGATTGAATTTAGCGGAAAAAATGCTATTGTTGTAATAGCAACTTTTAAATTTAAACAACATCCCGAGTTTATAGAACCATTAAGTCGATTTTTGTTAAGAAGTGGTAGTATTCAAGGAGTTGGGTTAGTGATCGGAACTATTCCTATTGAAAATGATCCAGATGCGCATCCAGATATGCAAAAAAGTAGTAATCGTTTTAGAAGAAAAACACGAAATTACTCAAAACATAAACAGTCGGCAAAACCATCAGCAAAATAAACAAAATCAATTAATAAATAACTATTAAATGACTGATAAATGATAGGTATTGTGATAAAATGCGAGTTTAAAACATATTATTTTATTTGATTATTAATATTAAATACACTAAATATTAATAATTAACATGAGTAAGTCACATTTTACAAAAGAACAAATAAAATATATCGAATATGCCAAAATAAAAAATACAAAACTGATAGCCACTGCTGGAGCTGGCAAAAGTTTTTCCATTATTAATAGAATGAATTTTTTAATAGAACAAAATATGATTAACAGCACCGACATTTTAATGTTAACATTTTCAAGATTTACACGAGATGATTTTATAAATAAAATACGAAATATGGAAATAACAAATATAGATCCAAATCAAATAAAAACAATAGATAGTTTCGCTAAATGTCTAATTGACGAAAATAATGAAATTGACGTATCATTGCTGTCGTATAGATTTATGAAATATTTAGAATCATCAACAAAAAAAGATATTAGACACAACGATAAATTAAAAAATGTTAAATGTATTTTTGTTGACGAAGCACAAGATTTAAATGAAACTCAATATAAAATATTGATGTATTTAAAAGAAAAAAACAAAACAAAAATAAATCTAATCGGAGATCCAAATCAAAATATATATCAATTTCGCAATTCTAGTGATAAATTTCTTACACAATTTAAAGCAAAAACGTTCCATTTAACAAAAAATTTTAGATCGTATAATCCGATAGTTGAATTTAGCAAATATCTTAGGCCCGTTAAAGATCTTGAAGTTGAGGGACAACTTGGTCAATCTGATTGTTTACCGAATTTTATATTTCATGAAAATGATTCAGATTTAGAAAAATATTTGGTCATATTAATAAATGAAGCACAACAGTCTGGAATTCAATTACATGACATAGCTATACTGGCTCCAACACGTGGTAGAATGATGGGTTTTGGACGATCTCATGGATTATGTTTAGTTAGCAATTTATTGTATAAAAACAATATAAAATTTAAGCAATTTTATGAAGAAACTGTTGATGATAATCAAACAGGAATTAAATACGCTCCAGAAACTAATCATGTAAATATATTAACATATATTGGATCCAAAGGTTTAGAATGGAAATTTGTAATATTGATAGATGCAGATGTATGTTTAATAAACAAACGTCATTTTACAGAAGAAAAACACAAAAATGATCAATATTTATTATATGTGGCATGTTCTAGAGCGGTTACTAATATGGTAATATTTTCTAAATATAAATTTTATGATGGAAACGTGTCGTTTCAGTTAAATCCATGGTTTGATCTAATACCAAAAGAATGTTATGTTATGGACAATCGGTTAGAAAA